CCTGCATTCGTCACCGGCATCTGCTTGTTCTTGGTGGAATCCTTCGCTTCCTCTGTGGAAGATTTCATGACCGGGATGGCAGGCCGCAGTGTCGAGCGCACCGTCTGGTCTGAAATCACTTCGCGGGTTGCGAGGACTTCCATGCTCATCACGTCCTGCTGTAGCGCCTGAGCCTTCACCAGAGCGATTCCAGGTGTTACCTCTTCCCAGGCCAGCGGAATCCTCACAGGCTCCATGTGATTGATTGCCAGGGCCATTTTGCAGATCGCCTGAATGTCCTTCGTGAAATTCTGCCGCTTACGGATGATCTTCTTCACGAACGGCACCATTTCATCCTCGTTGGTGGTCTGAACCGCTTGGTTCATGAGGATGGAATGCGGAACCTCCGCAGCGATGGCGATGCAGTTGATGATGAATTCCGCGAGAACCTTGGAATCGCCAAGCACCGACTGCGCCTCAAGGAAGGTGACATCTTCCTCGACCTCCATGAAAAGGATTTCCGTTCCCTTCCATGAAATATTCCCGTTGAAGCTGCCGGGGATGGGCCTGCCTGCCTCATCCTGCTCGAAAGAGTCCGGCCAGTTGTTCGCCAGGAACGAGAGCATGTCGTTGACGTGAAATTTCGCCTTCGGGATGCTGTGCGCCTTGTGCGCCATGAGCGTCTGTGAAATCACGTCGTGCAGAGCAAAGATGAAAGGCAGTGCGGCCTCGAAATCAGACTGCCCACCTTCCAGGCTCGACTCAAACTCGTTGTGGACTTCACGGAGCGGCACAAAACCCCACGGATTCGGCTGCGCAAGATCGTTACGCCACTCGCCTGCTGTCTCATCGTAGTACCGATACTCAGTCGGCGTGATTTCTTCGATGATTACATGCTGACGAGTCTGAGGCAGTGTGATCGCGCTGCCCAAGCCCTGAATTTCCTCGATGATTTCATCGACCTCGTAGCGGACATACGCCTTCTCAAGCACCCGACTGTTTTCCAGCGAGTAGTAGAAGACACAGCGCTCCGGGTCTACGATTTCAAGGTAGCAAGACTCCCACTCTTCGGCGGACACAAGCGGATCGTCCATTGCGTCACGCCGGATACGAACCACAGTATCGGCATCTCGACAGGCATTCCGGTACATGGCCAGGATTTCAGCCGACCAGAACGTGCCCATGCACTTGTCGAGGAATTCATCGACTATCTCATCTCCTGTGGCCGAATGCGGGATTCCGATGAAATCCATGGACGAGTTGATGATCCGGCGGCAGACCCCGCCACCAAGATTCGCCTTCGGGTCATCGTTGCGGTAGAGCGAACGGGTCTTCGCGTATGAAATCTGCGTGTTGTTGTAAGCCGGTGCTGTCGGCCAGAAGGTGCGCCGGAACGAACGGAACGAGTTGCGAATGCCACTCGTCCAGTTGGTCGAGATTTCAGAGATGATCCCGTTCTTGATCCGCTTGGGCGGCTCTGCGTTCGGGGGAGCGTCAATCGGCATGGCCGAAGCTCTGCTAATCAGTTTCATTGTTCACCCTTTCCGTTTTCCTCTTCGGCCAAGATGTTTTTCAGACCCTCTTCAAACAACTCATGGAGTTGCGCCGCCTTCTCCTGCATCTCAGGCGTTGCAGTCCTGAATTTTGAAATCAGGCTCTCGTCGGTTTCGTTGATCGTGGTGGAGGCATCCACTGTTGCCTCTTGCCGTGTGAGCTTCGGCAGACCGAACCTGTCGAAAAGCTCGCTGGCGGCTTTCAGCACCAATGCGTTGTCTGTTTCAGTCCGTAACACATGAACGACGGCCTGTACCGCTTCGATGAGGTACGCCTTCCCCAATTCAAGTGCTGCGGCTGGCAGCGCCTCGCGGAGATGGAGCATTTTCTTCTGCAAGTTTTCATCTTTGAGGTACTCCCCGACTTGGCCTCGGGATACACCCACGATGCTTGCGATTTGGCCATGGGTGTAATTGGCTAGTTTCAGGACACAGATCATGTCCTTGACCAACTCTTCCTCACCTTGAATGGCAAACCTGCGTCGGGTTTTCAGGTTCGTCTTGTACCTGCGCTTCACTATGCTCGTCTGATTTTCAAGAGACGCTGCACGGTCAGCGGGAGTACGCCTAACTGATTTCCTTGGGACAGTCATGCCGCCACCGGTGATCCCGCTTTTTGGAGCGCCTTTGAAATGTTGGAAGTAACGATCATCGCTGGCCTCTTCATTGTCGCTATGTAACTGAACATGTCGGCGTGGTGCCAGTGGTCTGCGTTCTTGTTCTTTTTCCAACTGGCAACGATGCGGCCACGCAAATCTTCTTCCTCGACCCTCACCATCTGAATCATGTGCGAGTAGAAGCCATTGTAATCACGCCGTGGCATCTGCTCACCAAGCTCCCTTGCCTCTGGCGGCAGAACGTACCCACCAGTGGACATCTGGTGAATTACAGAGTCGAACGCGAGAGTCCTGTCGATAATCACCTTCGACGGCTCACCGCGCTCTGGCTTGTCGAATTTCGCAACGTCCTCCTGCTCAGGGCGATCCTTCTCGAAACCCATCCAGAAGTTGCGCGGATATTTCACACTGAGTGCCTGCGCTCCCCGCTTATCCGGGTGTGCGTCACAAACGGCCATCCAAGTGCCCAATTTCATAAGCACCTGTTCCTCAAGCATCTCCCAGGCTGTCTTGCCGGGGATATCCTGAAATCGCCAGATTCCGTACATAAGGCGCTCGCCGTTCCTGCCTAGCGTGTCTGCCTTCACGTACAGGTCATCGTGGCCGACATCGATGCCGATGTAAACCGGGCCGTTGGGAATTCCGCCTAGGTGATGGTTCTGATCCCGGCACTTGTCGAGAAGCTGAGTTGAAATCTGGTCACCAGGGCTGGTGTACGGCTCACCCAGGGACTGGTTGTAAAACGACTTCATCCTCTTGGCATCCCTCTGACCGGCAAAGTACGATTCCATGATTTCATGCAGCAACATCGTCGGGGAGTTGAACTGGTTGATGTGGTAGCCCCTGAAAAAGCCCTCAAGGTTCGTGGCTTCCCACTTACCCTCCGCATTCAGGTTTGTCCGCTGCTGATCTGAAATCGCGTGATGGCAGTACGAGCATTCCAGAACGCAGTCGTACTTGTCATCCCCGATCTTGACGTTCTCTTCAAACAGGAACGTCTGAAATCTTCCGCAGTACGGGCACGGTACGAACCACTTGTGCATGTCGCTGGCCCACCACTCGTCATCTGCGTCCAGACCATGACCGGGCACAGTCGGCGTAGAGAGGAAGGTGAGGCGCTTGATGCGCGAGCCATCGACACGGTGCTTCGCGTCCTCAAGGAAATCCGTCGCCATGCGGTCGTACTCGTCAAAGACGATTACATCGGCGGGAGTCTCCTGCATTTCACTCTCGATGTTGACTCCACGAATCAGAAGTGAAATTGCATCGACCGTTTGCTTGTGCAGCCGGTTGTCCACCGATGAAAACTGAGCAGAGAGATACTCGCTGCCTGAAATCATGGGGTCAAGGCGCTTCTGAACGAACGGGATGGCTCCTTGCTTGAGCGGCAAGAGGTACAGGTGATGCCAGTGCCGCATCGTGATCCAGTGGAACGAGCGGACGAGAAATGAAATCGTGAAGGCGGTCTGAGCCGCCTTCTTCACAACGAGCTTCGGGCTGGTGTCCCGAATCACCTGTTTGATGTATTCCCGGCCCTCAAGTGAAAAGTCACGACCATCTACCTTCAAGGCTAAGTCCAGTGCCCAGGCATCCGGCCTAGCCAGATGCTTGATGGACATATTGCTGGAATTCGACAGGATAAGCCTCGGGGTTTCGGGAGTTTTCAAGTGAAGCGTCAATTTCATCTTCACTGAGCCAACAATTCTACAACAATGAAAAGGGCCGCGAGCAATGACCGCACATCGCTCACGACCCTTCTCTACCCGAACCGACCCCACAAAGGAGGCTGGCGGCATGATACAGGAGTTATCTACCTACCGGCAACCCCAGGTTAATATCCTGACAGCCGCCTCATCTTTTCCTCCCGCTCTGCCTGAGCCTTTTTCATTTCGTAGAAGATTTCACCAGACCCATTCCTGCGGTCTTCTTTCCTTTTTTCATAGAGCGCAAGCACCACCAACCGGACGGTCTTCTTCTGCACTCGCGGTCGCTGTCGCTTGAGAATCTGCCTGATTGCTGTCTCACTGATTTCAGAAACCTCCGACGCCTTGGTGACGGAGCCATACCGGGCAACAAGCTCCTGCATGAGTGGAAATACCTTCTGTGCAGGCACCCACCCATACGGGCCGTCGTGCTTTGTGTTCTTGCGAGCGCGACAGGTTCGACAGTGACCGTGGGGTTTTCCATCACGGAAGAACCAGTGTTCCTTGGTGATTTCAAGCTTCTGCTCGCAAGCGGTACAGAGCTTGAGGGGGATGACGGGGGCTTGCATGAAATCAGGGCTTGTTCAGGACGATGATGTCGGCCAGTTTCCACAACGCAAGAATCAGCATCTCTCTCCTGATGCCGGGAAAGTCTATGCCCTGCTCAATGAGAGCGGTTGCCTCGTCCGCAAGTCTCACGGTTTCCTTCTGAACGTTGGTCATGAAATCACTCCGTTTGGCCTAGACGCTCCGCCTCCGTCCACGGCTCGGAGTCCTCAAACCACTTCTCGCTGTCGGGGTCTGTGAAATGACGATACGGCTCCAACGTGAGCTTGTTGGTCGCCAGATCGCGGACGAGTTGAATTCCGAACTCCCTGCGCTTGCCGTCGAATGTGCGTCCCTGAAATTTGTTGCTGTCCTCCACCTTGTCGATCACGAATGACTCAAACTTTAGTGCCATCGAGTTTTGCTCCTTTGCGATAGACAGATTCAACTTTGGCACGGAGGGTTTTACCGTGGCCGTTTTCCTCTGCTTTCTTGAGGAAAATTTCATTTCCCTTTGCAGGGCCGTACTCCTTACGCATGTTGGCCAAAGCCTTACGTGGGCCAGTAGAGAGCGTACCAACGCGACCAACACCGGGCAAGCTTGCAGGAATCCGCCTCATCACTTGTTCCTTTCATTCCACCAGATTTTCACCCACAAAAAGAGTGAAATCAGCAATATGAAGATCAAGAGGGCAACAAAGACCACTTACGCCCTCAAATCTGAAATGAAGCTGTCCAACGGCAGTGGTGCGAGGCCAAGCTCCTTTCTGCGAGTCGG